GAATTGAAGTATGGCAGGCAGCAGTACTGGCTGGCGCACTAGGTGCAGCACGTGTACTTGAAGCACTTGCTCGCTTCTACCTAGCAGATGGAAGCCTGACATCAGAGGAAATCAACGCAGCCTTTGCCAAGGTTGACAAGAAAGCGAGTGAGTAAATGGGACAGAGACTAGACTTCATCAAGGTAGCCGAAGGCGAACTAGGTGTAATTGAAGGTCCGAAGGACAATGAAACAAAGTACGGCGCATTTACAAAAGCAAACTTCCTACCTTGGTGCGGTTCTTTTGTTAACTGGTGTGCTAATGAAGTGGGCTTGAAGATTCCTAACTGTGTATCTACAGTGGCAGGAGCAACAGCCTTTATGAAGAAGAACCAATGGGAGAAGGCAGAGGAAGCAATTCCTCTACCAGGCGACGTGGTGTTCTTTGACTTTCCGAACGATGGCGTTGACCGCATCTCTCACGTAGGGATTGTAGTCAAGGACAACGGAGACGGAACAGTTACCTGTATCGAAGGCAACACTGCCCCAGATAAGAAGGGTGACCAGCGCAACGGAGGCCAAGTCTGCCTCAAGGTGCGTGCCTACAAGAAGAAGAATGGTTCCAAGTTCCGCAAGTCACAGGTTGTGACAGTCGTGGGATTCGGTAAGCCAGTCTTCAAGTCATAAGGAGAAAAATGAATACAACCAAACTCGTTGCTATGGCAACTACCTACGCACGTGCAGCAGTCCCATCAGTGGTGGCTTTGTACGCAGCAGGAGTAACAGACCCAAAGACACTGGCATATGCTTTCGCATCAGCGTTCATTGCCCCACTCTGGAAGGCACTAGACCCTAAGGCCAAGGAATTTGGCATTGGAAGCAAGAAGTAAACACCCTCAAATAGGGCCTTAGCAGCCCCGTAGAGACGAGAAGACCCCCAACCGTAGGTATCAACCTATGGAAGGGGGTCCTTTTGTCATTTATATCCCGCGGCAACGGTTGCTCCAGGTCCAAAGCAAACCTGGAACTCTATTTCTTCTGAACCCACACTTGATAGTCCTGGCTCAGTAGGACGTACTCACCCTGCTTCTCTTCAAGGAATCTATCTATCGCAAGTTTAGGACGCAGTTCTGGGTGGACATCATCACCCCAAAGGTAGTCATCAAAGGCAAGGATGCCTTCGGTCTTGAGTAGTGGCCAAGCATTAGTAGCATCACGATAGACAGCCTTCTCGGTATGGTCACCGTCTATGTAGATGAAGTCGTACTGCTCCTTGAGGTTAGGTAGCACATAGGATGAGTCACCCTTGATAGACATTACGTTCTCGTACTTGTCCATTCGGTTGAGGTAAATTCCATAGACTGCGCTAAAGTCCATAGCCTTGTGCTCACGCTCATCTGAACCTTGCCAAGTATCTACATCGGTCAGGGTTGATGACTGGTCAAGAAGAATCTTAGATAGTAACCACTCACTAGCATCGCCTGTGTATGCTCCGACCTGTAGAAACTTGAGGTTAGGCTTGCCCTTGAACCTAGTCAGATGGTTCTCAAAGTTATACTTCTGGCTATCAAACCAGTTGGGAAAAGTCGGCGTGTCGTTCTGCATTAGGTATCCTGTCTGTGTATAATTAGTTATATAATAACATATAAATAATATATATAGGCGCGGAGCGCCTTATATAATATATATAATTATTATTATATACTATAATAGATTTAGATAGTACTCTTGTTTTAAGTACCCTCCTGTCCTTGACAGGGGTACTATCTAACAACTTACTAGACGGAGGATAAAATGCTCAACCCATTTAAGAAAAGAATCAAGACGGAAACTCTTGACTCTTTAATCAACATCTTGTTATCTGAGATTGATGAGATAACAATTCTGATTGAAGAACTTCGCAAAGACTTAGAAGACCTAACTGACTTTGTAGAAGACAACCTTGATTAAGTTAGACGATTACACATTACCTGAGCACATCAGTTACTCAGCGTTCACAACCTATCTGACCTGTGGTTATCAGTACTACCTAGGCAGATTACTACAGGTTCCAGAGGAACCATCCATCTGGTCAGCAGGTGGCCGTGCATTCCACTACGCAACGGAGTTGTACGACTATGACAACGAATGAACTATGGGCTAAGGCTTGGAAGAAAGAAACCGAAGGCTTAGACCTCAATACTGCACGACGTGCAGGACGTGCCACCAAGGACAATCCTAACAAAGAGGATGGTTTCTGGTGGGATACCAATGGTTCCATTTGGGTAGACAACTACATCAAGTGGCGCAAGAATAATCCTAATTGGAAAATCTGGACAACTCCACAAGGTGCACGTGCCATCGAACTGGAGTTGAACCCAGTCATCGCAGGTGTGCCAGTGAAGATGTTCATTGACAGAATCTTTGAGGTTGACGGTGAGTTAGTTATCGTTGACTTGAAGACATCACGCACACGCCCAACCTCTGACCTTCAGTTAGGCTTCTACAAAGTAGGAGTCGAACAGATGATAGGAGCAGAAGTCAATCTAGGAAACTACTGGATGTCTCGTGAGTCGGGGACAGGAGAGATGATTGACCTAAGTAGATATACTCTGGACACACTTGAATACTTTGTTGATGGCTTTGACAAGGCACGCAAGGCTGGTATATTTCTACCGAACCTACAATCGTGCAATTTCTGTGGACTCACAGCACATTGCCAATTCACAAAGGAAAAGAAATGACAACAGAAAACTGGAAGTTGCAAGTGTCAGTTAAGTCTCCCAACGGTGACTTGATTAACATTCGTGCTAACACTGCTGATGAACTCAGCGTGCTACTCGAAGGCGTTACAGATTATTCACACCAGATTGCTGCTACCTCTAAGGCGGTTGCTGCTGCATACACAGTGCTCCCTTTAGCGACTGGCGGTTCAACTCAAGACACCGCGCAGCAGCCATCCTTCGTTCCAACCCAGGCGCCAACTCAGTCCGTTGGGGCGGGCGGGATGTCTACACCGACTTGCGTACACGGAGCACGCATATTCCGCCAGGGAGTAAGCAAGACGAATGGGAAGCCTTACGCGTTCTGGGCTTGTCCGACACCACAGGGAACACCAGACCAATGCAAGCCCGTCAACTAATACAGGACGAGATGATATAAGAATTGGTGGAGGGGTAACTGACGGGGAAGGTGGTTGCCCCTCTTCCAACTTAAGACAGGAGACGTAGTGAGAACTTTAGTAAGAAGCGTAGGACGACAGGACATAGGTGGAGAACCACTACCTAGTTGTTTCAAAACATTTGATGCAAACAAAATTATATTTCGTAGAGCAGAAGTATCTATGCTCGCAGGTACCCCTGGTGTGGGTAAGTCAACACTTGCTATTGCATTAGCGTTGAAGATGAAGGTGCCTTGCCTATACATCTCAGCAGATACAAACGCACACACTATGGCTATGCGCCTAGCCTCTATGATTTCTGGTAAGAACCAGACTGATGTAGAGAACCTGATGAATAGAGACCCAGGCTGGACTAAGGCTATCTTGCAACGCAGTAATCACATCGTCTGGTCATTTGAATCCTCACCTACCTTGCAAGATATAGATGAGGAAGTCCAAGCATTTGAAGAACTCTGGGGTTGTCCACCAGTTGCTATCTTCGTAGATAACCTAATGGATATTGCAACAGATGGTGGCGAAGAGTTCGCATCTATGCGTGCCATTATGAAGGAGTTGAAGTACCTTGCTCGTGCAACTAATACTGCTATTATTATTTTACACCACACTTCTGAGGCTGTTATGGGTAACCCTTGCCAACCTCGTTCTGCCCTCCAAGGTAAGGTGGCACAACTTCCTGCACTTATCTGCACTCTGGGTGTTGTCGGTACTTCTATGGCTGTCGCTCCTGTAAAGAATAGATATGGGCGTGCCGATGCCAACGCTAACCTGACTTGTTGGCTATCATTTAACCCTGAGTATATGTACATCGAAGACATACCAGAGAATGGATAAGAGATGCTAAGAGAAGAAGAAGACGACCTGACCCAAGAGATGCGTCAGTTGATTGTGGCTAAGGTAGCAGAAGAGATTGCTGCAATGATTATAAAGATTGAAGAAGCCAAGCCACCTGTCACAGATGAATGGACAGAGGGCGTTGGTGTTGGTATGAACTGGGCTATCCGTATCTTGAAGAAGGATAAGAGCGCATACTAAGTGGCATCACAATCGCGCAAGCATCGTGGGTATCGCAGTCAGAAAGTATTGGCTGAGTACTTAGCGGTCAATGGGTTTCCATACGCTGAGTCTACTGGTGCTGGGCGTAGTGGCTCAGACATTACTGGAACAATCGGTATTGACTGGGAAGTAAAGGCACGCACAGGGTTCAACCCTGCTGCTGCCATTGCACAATTAAAAGAAAGAGATAAAGGATTGTTGGGTCTTGTAGTGCTAAGACTGAATGGTCAAGGTGAGAAGAGCGTAGACGATTGGGTCTGTTTACTTAGACTGGAGGATGCAGTGAAACTATTGAGAGATGCAGGGTATGGTGATAAAAATTGACAACGACTTGCCAAACATCGCAGATGTCCTCACACACTATGGTGCGAACATACGACAAAGACACGGGCAAGTCAACCTTAAGTGTCCGTTCCATTCAGATACGCACCAGTCGGGTTCGGCAAACCTCGACAAGAATATCTTTATATGCTTTGCCTGTGGCGTTCAAGGTAACTCGCTCCAAATTATTGCGTCAAGAGAAGGAGTAAACATCCGTGAAGCAAAGCGCATTGCAGAAGGAATTACTGGGGAAAGCGGCGAACAAGTACGCGGAAAGCATCTCTCTGGCTCAAGGCTACCTAGAAAGCAGGGGAATACCTCTGGAAGTAGCACGTCTGGCATCATTAGGCGTAGTCGCGGAGCCTGAAGTTGGACACGAAGCAATGGTTGGTAGGTTATCCATCCCTTACATCACTAAGACTGGTGTTGTTGACTTGCGATTTCGTGCACTTAACCCTGCCGTTGAGCCTAAGTATATGGGGTTGACTGGAGCAGAGACTAAGATGTACAACGTACTAGATGTAGAACGTGCAGGTGATTACATTGGTGTATGCGAAGGAGAGATTGACACACTCACTCTCTCTTCTGTCATTGGTATACCTTGCGTTGGTGTACCTGGTGCCAACAGTTGGAAGAAGCATTACACACGATTGCTTGCAGACTTTGAAAGAGTCTTTGTCTTTGCAGATGGTGACCAACCAGGTACGGAGTTCGCCCGTAGTCTAGCCAGAGAACTACCAGTTACTATCATTCAGTTACCCGATGGGTATGATGTCAACTCTATGTATGTACAAGAAGGTGCTGATTACTTCCATCAGAAGATGGATATGAAGAATGGACTTTGATGAACTCGAACCACCTGAGTCATACTGTCACGAATGCAAGGAACAATTCGATAATTCATTTGACTTGATAGACCACACGTTAGAAGATGATGAAGAGTTCGACCCTTACTACTTGCTACCTAACGGATTCAAACTGTTACTTGGTTCATTGCTAAGGTTTATGTACCACCATCGTGATGAACCAGAGAAGATTGCTTTGATTAGTCAGTCAACTTACGTAACTCTATTTGCATCTGAGATGGGTTACGATATGGTAGATGAGTTGGTTGAAGATATGGTGGTGAAGTCAGAGTTGCAGAACTTTGATGAAGAACTAAAGAAACTATTGACAAAGGATGACGATGGAGAAGGCGGAGCGTGAAGAGATATGGCAGATTATAACCCATCTGGTAGAGCAAGGATTGAACGTGCAGGCATACAACGTGGAGGACCACTACCTCAAGGTAACCCTATCAATTCCACTTTTGAGCAGGATGTAAGGGACACGATGAAAGAACTCGGTGACTTGCTGATAAGTAAGCACCGTGACTATGGCCCAAAGAATATCTCTGACTCTCCTGGCGGTGCGCTCAATGGTCTACGTGTACGTATGCACGACAAGACAGCACGCATCAACAACCTGATTGACAATGGCACACAGGCACAGCACGAACCACTAGAGGATTCATTCAAAGACTTGGCGAACTATGGTATAATTGCACTGTTAGTTCTACGAGGAAAGTGGGATAAGTAATGGCATCTAAGTCATCATTTGACTTAGACTTTGGCTATGGTCGCAAAGGCGAACAACTTGTAGATGAGTTGCTTACTGGTAACCTAACTGTTGAAGTCAAGCGTGACCGCAAGTGGTTCAAGACCAACAACTTATACATAGAGACTGAGTGCTTCTTCCAAAAGGTAGGAGACTGGGCACCCTCTGGGTTAGGTGTAACTGAGGCAGGGTACTGGGCATTTGTGCTACAGGAATCAACCCTCATTGTACCTACCGATGTGCTTCGCTATGCGGTAAAAGAATTTGGCAGAGAGATTAGTTGCTTCATCCCACCTAATCAAAGTAAAGGCTTCCTCATTACAGTAGATGACCTAATGACTGCGACGAGAAAATATAAAGATGACGATAGAGTGGAATAGAATCGAACGCTGGCAATACATAGTTGACTCTGTTGCTGCTGAGTATCACAAGAAGTTTGAGATAGATGCAGATGACATACGACAAGTCTTGTACCAATGGTTCGTTGAGCATCCTGTCAAGTTGGATACGTGGGAAGCAATCGGTGAACGTGATGCAAAGAACCTTATCTATCGTAGCCTACGCAACCAAGCACTAGATTACTGCCAACACTGGAAGGCTAAGTCTGGTGGCTATGAAACCTCTGACTTATTCTACTATGAGGCAGATATGGTTGAGGCTTTGTTGCCCTCTGTCTTGCGAGGTGAGTTCGGTGTGACTGCTAAGTTAAATCTCGGCAGGCCAGGCCGTCCCTCTGCACCTAATGAAGGTGGCAATCTGATGGCTATGATGATTGAGATTGACTACGCCTTCTGGAAATTACCTAAGGATGATAGGAAGATATTATTCTTACGTCACGCTGAGTCGCTAGACTTTGCCAAGATAGGTGAAGAATTAAATATGGGTAGTGAAGATGCTGTGCGTATGCGACACAAGCGTGCCATCAAGAAACTTATTCATAAGGTTGGTGGCTTTAGGCCATACAGAGATGATGACTTGGAACAACCACAGGAAGAAGACAAATAAAAAACCCCCTCCGAAGAGGGGGCTTCTTACTATGACTACTGTTCTTCTATCTCATTTGTTTCTTGGTTGAGAACACCAAACCCACAGTCGAAACCGCAAGTATAAACTCCTGGCGCATCTGATTGCAACCAGTTGTGGCTATGTACTGTATCCATTTATTTCTCCTGTCTAGTGGATAGTAAAACTATTCTAACACAATAGTTTTCATTTGTCAAATCGTGGTGTGTCGCCGTCTAATTCCATTTCACCACTGTCAACCCATAAATGTTCTGGATAATCTTTATCTAACTCTGCAAGATGTAGTTCAACTATCTCTTTCCAACTTTGTATTGTATTCATCTTATCCCCCTGTGCTATAGAAACCAGTGCCAGTAAACTTTACTGCTGGTGCTGACCATACTCTGCTCATCGTGGCTTGGCAACAGATAGGTTCTGTGCTGTCACCATATGCCCTCTGTATTTCCTGTGTGCCACCGCATTGGTTGCACTTGTATTCATATGTAGGCATCACATCTCCTCGTCAATAGGTGTAGGTGCTGTGCTGATGGAGCCACAGTCCTTGCACTTCTGTGTCAAATCATACCAACCAACTGCCCTGTCTTCCTCATCCCACATCACAGTTATCTCGAACATCAAGCATCCGCAGATGCAGGCAAAGGTAGGTTCACCAGTTAAGTCGAACATCTAATACCAATTCCTGCGCTGGGAATGTTTCCACGCCTTGCAAGGGGTATCGTATCGGTGTTCGATGTAGCGGTAGGCATTAAGTATCTGTACTGCTGGGTCTTTGCTTGTCTCTTTCAACATCTGGGCTATGCCAAAGGCACTGCTACCCTGCTGGTTCTTGGCCAGATGGTCGAACCGACTTTCTTTGGTGAACAATAGGCGGATACATTTACGCTGGCTTGCATCCCAGTCCCATCCGTGTTGAGCAAACTTCATAGCCATAGCCTTGTTGCGTTGCTTCTCTTCCATCGTAGCCTTGGTTCTTATCCTCGGCTTGACATCCACCTGCACATCTACTGTTACAGTGTGAGTCAATGGTGCAAGGCTTGCAAGTAGCACAATTCCTATGACTATGAATGCTCGCTTTTTCATACCTTAAGTTTACCAATCTTTCTTCGAACATCACGCCTGTGGCGTTGCTCGTGTCGCACTGAGTTATGAGTAGCCGATAACCCTGCCAATAGGGCACGCTCACCCGTAAGCAGGCCACCCCACACTGAGCCAACACCGCCCACGCTGATGACGTTCTCACTCTCTAGCCCCTGTTGCAGGCACTCTGCCCTGACTGGGCACTGGTGACAGACTTCGATTGCTTGCACTGTGCGTAGCACCATTAACTGTTGTTCGTCTGCATAGATTGAGTTCTCATAGTGCCATAGGTCTGGGTCTGGATGTCCATTGCAGGATGCATCCTGATGCCAGTTGCGCTTCATATCTGCACCACTGCTATCGCTTCGGCATAGTCTATCTCTTCGTATGCTGTCTCTGATGTGGCTTGATTTTCATACAGCCATTCGTCACGCTTCTCATAGTTCATAGATGACCAGTCATCTGGTAGGGCTGTGCCCTCTGGTAGCGTGATGTCTACACCCCTTGTTCCATTGAGTGCATAAACAATTCTAAACTTCATAGTCTCCCCTTCTAGTACCATTTATAAACCACCTCGTTATCGCACCCGCACGTCGTGCAAGTAAACCAGTACGTCCCGTCCCTGTCTTCCCACTCTTCGTTCTCTGCTTCGCATACCACGTCGCCCTCTGGCATCGCTTCGCATAGCACCACATACTTAGACATCATAGTTTGCCCTTCATACAGTGTTCGATGGTTCCCCAACAGTAACCTTCACCCTCCACCCACCAAATATGGTTGATGATTTCGTATGCACCCTTTAGCATTAGCCCTATGATTATGAGTACTCCAAGTGCTAACACAATCTCACCGCGATTAGTTAATTTCATTTCGTTCTCCTGTCGTTAGTTTAGTTAGTAATTCTCTGGCTTTGTCTAGGTTATCTACCACCCACACTTCGCCATCCTTCTCCCGTACTGTCCACGTAATAGTGTCCTCGTCATAGTGGCGTACCACTGAGTACTTCCCCATAATATAGTGCCCTGCTTTAAGCCTCGTCAAGTGCATCTTCGTCACCGTACCCCTCGTCAACAACTGTGATGCCATATAAAGAGATAGCCAAGATAGGTAACAGGGCTACGTATAAGTAAATCATTCCAAGCACCCGCAATCTTTGACTGGTATCAAGCAATCACCGCATAGAATCTCACACACCGCATTGCCCCCAAGTCTGGTTCTCTAATTCTCCTAGGTCGAAATCGTTTGCCCACTCTGGGTTGGATATGTCTCTAAAGATAAGTTCATACCCGTCGCCAGCGTGCCAAAATAGTGTGGCGTGATAGGACATCCCCTCGTGCGTGATGAGTAACCGACGGGCAAACCCCGTAGACTTCTCGCTAAGTGCTATCACATCATAGTCTTCTGCTGTTCTCATTCTTCCTCCCCTTTCATAATCGCACCACCAACGGGGCGAACATCATCACAATATCCCACTTCCATTCCCCCTATGAGAGGGTGTTCACTGTCTTCTTCTGCCGTTCTCATTGCTTCATTGAGACTGTTAGCCTTGATTACATAATCAACTTCTAGTGTCACCTTATAAGTTCTCATTCTTCTTCCCCTGTCTCCATAGTTAATACATAACCCCGTTCTAGCCCTGCAATATAGGCATCCAACACGGCTAACGCCGTATCTTTATCCCATACTTTAGGCATCTTTATTGTGACGCTCACTCTTCTTCCTCTCTTTCTATCTCGTGTAAATATCCACCCATAGTAGATTCAAGACCAGTCTGAATTATAATCTCGCCCTCGGTCTCCACAATTAACGCGCTAGGCATATTCTTTTTAGCCCATAAAATTAGGTCTTGGATGGTGTCTACTTCTTGTAACTTCATTCGGCCATCTCCATCTCTTCCTCTAACTCTGCTATCGCTTCGTTGAAGATGTCGGTATAATAAAGGTACAAGTCAAGGCTCATTAGGTTATAGATGGTTACTTCCTGCCCCATTCCTAACTCCGTGTGCCCTCTGTCGTTGTACTCGCTCGGCATCTCCTGCCATTCCTTCACAATCTGGTTGTAATAGATAGGCAGATACCCATCTATCCACTCGCCACTGTTCTCCTGTATCTCCTCAAGGGTGACGTATCCCTTGCTAATCTCGGTCTTGAACTCGTCTTTCATCTGTTGTTTTGTAGTCTGGCTCATTAGATTCCCCCCTTGATATTGACGTCCACTATCTCCACCTTGGCGACGTGTTCTATTGCAAGCGTTCCCGCGATAATCTCGTTCACCTTATCCCATCCCCACGCTTCATAAGCGGGGAATGAGACGTGTCCATCCTTGCCCGTAACCTTTAGGGCTACTCCTGTTGGTTGGCTCATTAGTTCTGCCCTCTCTTTCGTGTTAGTTGGTAGGTTCCTGCGTTAAGGTCAAGCGTAGGCAAGACCGCCGTGCGAATTAAGTCCATCACCTTATTCTCAAGGGTCAAGGCGTCGCCGTGCATCTCTGCCCAATCGTCTAGTTCTATCGTTAATTTATAAACTGCCATTGCTAAGTCTCCCGTCTAGTTCCTTGCCGATACGTCGCGCCTTGCTCCGTATCTCGTGCCCTATGGTCTCTCGCTGACCGCGCCCCCGTCAAGGGTTAGGGCGGTGACTTTCGTCACATCTTGCTACTTCATCCCCCACATCTGGCGAATCTCTTGCGCCGTTGGTAGGGGCTTCTTCTCTTCTTCCTGCGCGTGGCAGACTAGGCAGATGTTCCCTGGAAAGGTTTCGAAGTGGCGGTGAATCGTCACTCCGCAATTCTGACAGTCTAGGAAGTCGCTCATAGTTGCGCCCCGCAATCGGTGCAGAACTCGCGCCCCTCGTGATGGTTGGCGGTGCAGATGTCGCACCCGTTGAGACAGTCGCCTAGGTGTAGGGTTAGGCTCATCACTTCACCCCGCAAGCGGTGAGGAAGGTCTCACGATTAAAGCGGGGATTCGTTGCCCCTAGATTGTTGGCGAATGAGTGAGCAATCTCGCTAATGGTTGCCGTGTCATTCTGCCCGTCGCGTGATAGTCGCAGAATCATCGCAATAAGTTCGAAGTCTTTGCGTGTCATTTTTTCTTCTCCTGTGCTAGTTGGTAGGGAGGTGATTCCCCCTACTCGTGCCCCCGTGAGTCGTGAACTCGCGCCGTCTACACGGGCGGGGGCGGGTGTTGCTAGTTCTTGCCAGTCTGCACTTCTACCAACTCGGCCAACATCTCGGCCAGTTCTGCCGATTTGCGCGGCCTTGTCTGCGCTTCCTGTAGGGCCAGAATTATCACCGACCAGTCGGAACTCGTGAGTTCCATCGTCGCGGTCTTCTCATCTCGGCGGGCCAACTTCACCCCTTGCACCTCGTCGTACCAGTTCGCATAATTGCTCATTTTCTAGACTCCTGTTCTAATCGGTGAAGAGGTGATTCTCTCCACTCGTGCCCCGCTAGGTCGTGAGCCTAGTCGCCATCCGATGGACGGGGCGGGTGTTGCTAGTTCTTGCTAGCGGATGCAATCACCTTCTGCGCTAGGTCTCTTAATTCTGTGCTTTCGGCGTTGATGATGGATGAGCCGTCAATTGCTAGGACGTTGAGGGCAAATGCGATGAGCACTGACTCGCGTGATGTAAGTTCCATTTCTGTCTCCTGTCTATTCGAACATCTGTTCGGATGTTCTAAGGGCTTGTTTGCCCTGTTAAGCAAACCTTCTCACGCGGGAATAGGGCGTGTCAAGACCAAAAATGGTCATTCGTGGTCATAGTCGTGTGATGTCGCTCACACTTTCGGAACCCGTGAACCTTCCCGAATTGTCGACAAATCTACAAAGAAAATCTGTCTATGTTACTGGTCGGTAGGTTACTGGTCGGTAATAATAGCCCCGCAAAATCTGGAGGGGGTGGATAGTTGAATCTTCAACTAATTTCATCCTTTAGAATGAAAGTCTATTTATAATTAAGTTACCAGCGAGTAGGTTACCTACGAGTAACTTAGAATCTAAGTCTAGTCTATGGTTACAAAATAAGTCAGTGCAATATATTTTGACCTAGGGTGCTTTAATTCTGTAGCGGTAAGATATATATGTCTCACCCTATAATTTTCTGTTATAAGTTACCCCCCATATAGTACTTGAACAGGACCTTTGCCCCAGAGGGCAACTATTTATAAAATATATCCCAAACCGATGTTCGGTTTTGGGTACTTGAACGGGTTATCTTATATAGCAAGAACTATTAAGTTCTAGCGAACTTCGCTTCGCTAGGGCTACGCTTCGTTCGATATAATATATAAATATCGAACCTACTTCGTAGGGAATGCGCCAGAGTTATGCCGTTAATCTGAAGCCGTTATTGGTGTTATATTTACCCTCTCCAGAGGGCGACTGGATGGGACATTATGGGACGCAAAGCAGGTAAGCAAGACCTCTCCAAGGTCGAGGCCCAAGAACGGGTACTCCTCCAACTGGAGCAGGGAAACACCATCACTGGTGCTATGGCTACCGTCAACCGTAATGACACAACTTTTAGACAATGGGTGATGCAATCACCTGAGTTCAAGGAACGCTCCGAGAAAGCCCGACTTGTGGGCAAAGGGGTCAAAGCAGACCTTAAGGAAATAAAGGACATACCCTTTCCTGACTTCTGCGAGCAGTTCCTAGACTCACCCCTCTTTGAACACCACCTCGACTGGTACGATTTAATTGAGGGTAGGGAGCCTAGGTGGATTCACCCAGCGATGACCTACGAGCCAGGTGCCCTTAATCGTATCCTGATTAACGTACCTCCTGAGCACGCCAAGTCAACGGTCA